ACACCGCCAAAGCCTGTAAAGTCTTCATCTGTCGTATAGTCTGAATTAAGATCCCAGCAAATAGTATTGGTAGTCGCATGCCATAAAAGTTTGACACTCATGCCAAAAGTTGAATAAACAATCTTTCCAAGCTTTACGCCCGTACAAGTTTGACCGTTAGCGCTATTAGTAGCTAAAGCACTAACGTCTATTTTTGTGACTGCACTTTCACCAGTACCATCAGATGTGTTAGTTAGCTGTACTACAGCTAACCTATCACCATCTTGTATGGTTGTTGTTGTGACTGCATCTGCCATTATCTACTCCTATCTTTCGCAGATTACGTTTATGTAATCAATTGTCATAGTTTTAGCTGCTGCTGCACCATTTTGAATACCAAAAGATACGGTTAACTCTTCATCATCTGGCAAGTTAGTGTTAACTACACCTACTGGAGTAGCAGAACCTACAAAGTATGAAATTTGTGAAGTATTAGGATCTATAAAGAAACCAACATTGACAAATGTATCATCAGCTAAAGTAGTTACTGCTGCTGTAGTAGTGTCAGTACCGTCTTTTTCTATATGAAAATCTAGGTTTGTATCCCCATCATCTTTCATAAAATAAACACCATCTGAAACAGCAAGAGGTGTTGTATCGGTTATTTGTAGACCCATAACAACATCAGATTCCGTTGCATCACTTACTTTAAACCTAGCTTCAAAGAAAGCTCTTTTGCTGCTGCTTAAAGAAAATGACTCACCTTTTAATTGTAAAAAGTCTAAATCATTATCACCTGCTGCATTGGTAAGCAAAAGCTGACCACCGGCTCCAGATGTTAAGGCTTCTGTAGCTGAACCTGTACCTGCTTCAGTTGTAGTAATTGTAAAGTCACCTGAGTTATATGTCATAAAATCATTTGAATATTGATAGAACAACGAACTAGACGGATTTACTTGGAACATAGGAAGATCCTTCTTATGTTTAGTTGACGCACTATTACCTGCGTTTAGTATTAAGTTTTGGAAATGTGGATTAGCCATTTTGAACTCCTTATATTTGTATTAATGGAAACCGTAAACGGCCCTCATCAAGCTAATTAATTTTAAACCAATTTTAGTTTACACCTGAAATATAAATGTCGCAAGAAAAAGGGAGCCAAAGCTCCCTTTCTTAATTGTAGTTGAGTAATAAACGCTACAATCAATCGTTCATTTAAGCTCCTTGAGAACCGTAAACGGCTCTGAAGTTTGAATATCCGAATGAATATCTCTCTCTAGCTTTGTATCTCATGTTTCCAGTATCGAAATCACCTTCTAATGCAGTTTGCATAGGAGATCTTTCAAAATACTTAAATCCATCAGGACAGTCTGTTTTCAAGAAGAAAGCATCTGTATCTGTTAGATAATGATTTACAACATAGCCATCAGGAATCATTCCCTGATTTCTAATAGAGTTAATGTCATTGTCAGATGTTCCTACTCTCCCTGGGGTTTGTAAGAGTCTGTCAGCAACAAACTGCAACTGAGGTGGAACAATTAATTTCATTCCTCTTAGTGCAATATTAAGACCTCTATCATCAGTAAATGTAGAGATATTAATTAATGCATCTTCAAGAGAAGTTTCATTAAGATCTGCCATAGTTGTAGCTCTATTTGCTAGTGAGCCACCGCCGCCTAACGGGTGATCTGTAGCGATTAATACTTTGCCATCACCGCCAGTTGTAGAGAACGCATTGTTCAATACAGACGCAGCTTTGATTTGCTTAGTATTAGCCATAGATCTCGCTAGTGCTTTAGTGTATCTAGCACCAAGACGATCATACAAATTATCTTCAACAGCTTCTTCTGTTAGTGCGAATGCTAAAGCAACCGTCTCGTGGGTATAACGAGAAGTATAACCTTCGTTAGCATTGTCAAATCTGACTCCGCTACCTTCTGATTTTACTTCAGCATTACCGAACCCAACGATTAAAGTTTCTTCTTCAAACGCTCTATCAGAACTCTCTGTATCATATATCTCTGCATGTTCTGCTTCGTACCGCGCATATTCCATACCGAACAAGGCGTTTAAGCCTGGCTCTAGTTCTTTCGCTAATTGCGACCTATTTATTGCCATGATTAAACTCCTGTAGGATCGACATAGAAATGCTCATTAAACTTCACAATAACATTCACATTAGCTGAACCTGTTGTACTGTTGTCTGGATCAGAGGAAAAGCCCATGATTCTGAAAGTCGCAGTTGTTGCGGCTGTTGTTCCAGATAATTCTACTGCTGACATACCAGTTTTGGTAGATCCTGCGGTGTAAGAAATATCTGCATTTAAGCCCACATCAGTTTGCGCTGGAGAACCGGCACTCTGAATTTCAAATACAGCATTAGGGTCATCTTCTACGAACGCTACAATATCAGCCGATACGGTTCCATTAGGAAAATGTGAACTAAAAATAGTATCACCTGAAGAGTTTGTAAAAGAACAACCTCTAAAAATTCCAATAGATTCATCACCAGCAGCAGAAACTAAGATAGTACCTGCACTAGTCATTTTTACCAAATCGCCTGAAAAAATATTCCCTGAAGCGCCTGAAGCAATTTTATATTCTGTCATTCCGCCGTTGGCGACTCCAGAACCTAATTTTCCTACAAGTCTTGCTCCAAATGGGGCATCTTTGTTAGCCATAATAAGTTACCTATATTATTTAAAATTAAAAAAAATGATGATCAACTACGTTGACCACCGCCAAAAGTTACTTTGCTTGACCTCTCCGGGTTCAAGATTGGAGAGTTTGGATCTGATTCCCTTAAAAGATCATTGTCTACAGCATCTTGCTGTGTAAGCGCACGACCTTCAAAGTAGGAGTTTCTTTCTTCGCGCGTTTCATTAGGAATCTTAGCCAGCAGCAAACCGCCAACTGATACTACTCCTGCATGTTTACCGTCATCTAAAGTAGGAAGTTCAAATCCATCTAACTCCTCGGCCCTAACAAGGTCGAAACCTTCTCTCATCCTAGAAGTTACATTTTTTCTGTCTTCGCTACCTGCGATTTCAGCTCTGATCCACCTGTAGGTATAACCTTCAGGTGCAGGAGGAGTTTCCAACATTGATGGTGGACTCCATGGTTTGCGAGCAACTTTTTTGGCTCGTGTGTCGGCAGAACGCTCGGTTCTGTTTAAATCTTTATTTTCTTCTGTCATAGTTTTACCTTTTAACGTATTTAGCGTACTCACCTAAGGGTACGTTTAATCTTTTAGCCATTTCAACCTCAGACGGAGACAATTTAACTTGTCTTTTATTTGAGCCAGTATTACCAGCTACTCTACCTGCTGAAGCCACTTTTTGTTGAGGCTTAGATTTAACAGAAGAATCATTAAACTTCTGTGGGAATTCATTACGAATCCTCTTATCAACCTCACTATAGTACTCTGCCGAACCTTCGTCAAATCCTTCATCTACTAATTGATTGTTAATTGCCATAGCTCCCATAGTCATTACTTCATCCTGACCAAACCATTCATTGTTATCAACCCATTCTTTATCTCTACCAACTAACTCTGGCGCAACATTTTGTTGCACTTGATTTCGTACAGGTTGAGTAGGAACGTAATTTTGATAATTAGTTTGCTCTTCTGTTTGGTACTCTAATTGGTTTTGTGAAACAGACACTTTGTTTTCTTCTATTGCAATCTTAGATAAGACCTCTTGAGCTTTTGCAACTTTTTCATAGTCTGCAACTTCATGAGCATTTTTTAATGCCGCTAGTGCTTGTGCTTTTTGAGATTTAAGTCTGCTTTCTGCTTCTTGTAGATATGATTTATCTAGAGAAGTAGATCTAGTTTTTAAATGTTGGTTTTCTTCTGCAACTCTTTTTGCATACTCATAGGCAGACTCTTGACCTCTTTCGGCCTCTCTTAGTTTGCGAGTAAGGTTGCCAATCCTTTTCTTAACCTTTTCAGAATAGTCTTCTAACTCTTCAGCAGATTTTTCTTCCGGCTCTCCAGAAACATCTTCAATAGCTTGTTCAGCCTCTTCATCA